ATTCCGCGGCTCAGGCGCTTCGTTGGATCGCTATGACATCGCGATCAACACGTGGGCAGCGCTGACGTATGCACCCGCCACGGAGACGTTCACAACGGGAACAAAATATACCTATTGCAAGGACGCTATCTACATCACGAAAGAGTCAACAGGCCGATGCTTCCGATTTGACATCGCGCAATCGTCTATGGATGGCTGGAACACCTTACTCTTTCCACAGGGCACGGCGCTCATCGGTGACACCATGTTCGACGTAACCTATGCAGACGGCGCCACAGAAATAGATTATGTGTATCTTCTGCCTAATACTTTGCAAGCAACGTTCCGTCAGATGATAATCTGACAATAGATTTATCTCATACGAATATTTTACCATCAGTATCTAGGTGACACAACAATATGAATTTACCTTTTTTAATAGATATGTTGACTAAACGAGAAGTATACCTCGATCAATTATTATCAATATCACAGTCATCTGGTGATATGGAATCGTTTTATAAATATAGTGAGGAATTGTCAGAGATTCAGATAACACTTACTAAGCTAAAATCTATATCTCAGTAATTATAATAAAATCATTACACATTTTAGGAAAAGATAATGGTGGAAATTCCAATATGGCCTGGTTCATCAAGTTTTTCAAATGGAGAAACGCCATTTGGATTCTATGATTTTGATTATGATTTTCAAGTTGATGCCGATAGTGTTGCTAATTGGTGCGCAAAAAGACTTGGTTATCCACTTGTAGATATTGAACTACAGTCGAGTAATTTCTATGCTTGTTTTGAGGAAGCCGTATCTGAGTACTCTAATCATGTAAATCAATTCAATATACAGCAAAATATGCTCAGTATAATGGGAACTCCCGTCGATAATAATTTAACACACCAAAATGTTTCTGTAAATATGGGTGGTTTGATACAATTGGCGACTGAATATGGAACCGAAACTTTTACGAATGGAAACGTTAAGTTTTATTCAGCATCTATTGATATTAAAACGGATACTCAAAAGTATGACTTAAACGCACTTATTCGTGACGTAAAGAATCCAACATCTTCAATTGAAATAAAAAGAGTTCATCATTATGCTCCACCGGCATCTATTCGATTCTATGACCCTTACTTGGGAAATCAAGCTATGTTGGACACGTTCGGGTTCGGTGCATACTCAACTGGCGTTTCTTTTATGCTAATGCCTATGTATGCGGACTTACTTCGTATTCAGGCAATTGAATTTAATGATTTGATGAGAAAGTCATCATATTCGTTTGAACTTATCAACAATCAACTTCGTATATTCCCAAGACCTGTTCGTGATTTTAAGCTTTGGATTGACTATATTGTTAAAGAAGAACGATCTAATCCTTTAAAAAATCAACCAATTTCTGGGTCCGGGGTAACTGGATTAGTATCTGATATGTCAAATGCTCCTTATCAAAGAATGGAATATACAAAAATCAACTCAGTCGGTCGTCAATGGGTATTTCGTTATACACTTGCACTTGTAAAGGAGATGTTGGGATATATCCGCGGTAAGTACGGGAGTATTCCAATTCCAAACGGAGAAACCACACTGAATGCCGCAGACTTACTTTCAGCCGCAGGAACAGAAAAACAATCACTTGTAGATGAATTGAGAACAATGTTGGACACAATGACTCGTTCTAAGTTATTAGAAGCTAAACGTGCAGAAACAGAACATCTTAATGTTGCTCTTAACGGCACCCCTTTAAAAATTTACATCGGATAAACTGATGCCATTATTTCACGGACAACGGGATGCTTCTTTGGTTCACAAAATCAACATGGAATTGATCGTGGATATTATAGATACAGAGGTTGCTCTTTATAAACTTTCCTTAGATAATACAAAGACTAACATTTATGATGAGTCTGACAAAAAGATTTATCTTCAACCCGTAAAGATACCCGCCTTAATTAACCGTCAAGAACAAACATTCGAAGGAACCGAGTTTGGTCAAGACTTTAATCAAGCCTGTGACTTTGGTTTTATTCGAGAACTTCTCAAAGAAGTAGAAACGTATGTTGAAGTTGGTGATGTTATAGAATACAATGGAGAATGGTGGGAAGTTGATGGTATACTCGAAAACCAATATTTCGGTGGTAAGAATCCAGATTATTCGTTTGCCACAGAACGTTGGGGTCATAATGTTTCTATCATAGCAAACACACACTTAACAAGACGTTCAAGACTACACGTAGAAGAAGTACGTTCTGCACCAAGAACATTTGACACAAATGATATACCGGATAACATCTAATGAAGAATTCTTCACCATATCGTAAGGCGCCCCTAAAAAGAACACGGGATTCGTTCATTGATGATAAAAATTCAGAACAGAATCCACGGATAGATTATGGTCAATCTCGTCATACACAAATACGTCGAGATAAAGATACCGTAAAAAGCATCGGTGTAACCCTTTACGATATTGATTATGCTGTAAAAACATACATAGACCAAACAATACAGTTAAGAGTAGAAGATAACGGGGAAAGTATAAACGTTCCTATTATCTATGCAAACTCTGAAAAATGGACATCTATCCAACGAAACGGGTATCTAAAAGATAAGAAGGGCAAAACAATGGTTCCCCTTATCACATTTAGACGTTCTAATGTTGCGATAAAAAACGAGTTAAGGAGAAACAAAGTTGCCACCACGAATCAAATCAGTTATGTTATGCAACAAAAATACTCAAAGACGGCACCGTATGACCGTTTTTCTAATCTATATGGTACGAAAGTTCCACAAGAGTATTTTATAACTCCAATTCCAGACTACGTTGATGTTACCTATGATTTTATCCTTTGGACAGAATACCAAAGTCAACTGAACTACATAATAGAAAATTTTGTATATTATGGTGGTAAATCGTTCGGTGATAAAAACTTCTTTAAGTTTGCTACCAACCTTGAAAATTTAGCAATGGAAGACATGAATACAACTGGTCAAGACAGAATGGTTCGTGCAAACTTCTCTCTTATTGTTCACGGTTATTTATTACCAAAAGAACTTGCCGGACAAGTAACAACAAAACGGGTGGTTGCACCAAACAAGATAACCTTTGTATCAGAGGCGTTTAGAGATATAAACACACCATTCAAGGAAAATGATGCCCTATTCAATGGACAGAATTTTACTCCGTTGAATTTAGATGAACGAGAAAGGGCAGAGGATTTACAACGTAGGTTAAATGATTTTGACGAACAATCTATTGGAAGAAGTCCAGACGTGTATCCTACTGAATTAGATTAATACTTATAGTTATATTATTCATTATTACCGAGGTTTTTTATGATTTCAACCGATGTTAGACCAGTAGATTTTTCACAGTCAAATGAAACTAACGGGTCTCAAATACAACAAACTGAAACAAGTAGAGAATTTGAACAATCAGACATTCAATCTGTTCGTTCTCTTCAATCTGATTACGCTTCAATTACCGCTAGAATTGGTCAAGTTGAAGTTGAAATACATCTTTTAACAAAGAAGTTAGAAGAATTAAAGAATTTAAGAGAATCGTTATTTCAACAATATGAACAATTGCAAAACTCCGAAAAGGAATTGGTCAATAATCTAAATCAAAAATATGGCGACGGTGTTCTAGATTTAGAATCTGGAAGATTTATTCCATCTAATAGTTGATTTTGGATATTTTGACCAATATTTATATTGGAGATAATTATATCAATTTTTTGGAGATAAATAGTGGCTAATGAAAGAATTGTAAGTCCTGGCGTGTTTACAGTCGAAAAGGATCTTTCGTTTCTACCACAGGGAATCGGTCAAATTGGTGCGGCTCTTATCGGCCCAACACTCAAAGGACCAGCATTTGTACCCACGGTAGTTGAAGGATATAACGACTTTATCACAAAATTTGGTGGTGGATATGAACAGTCATATCTTCCATATACTGCTAAGAGCTATCTAACCAACGCCGGTAGTGCAACTATCGTTCGTGTTCTTGGTTCAGGTGGTTATTCACTCGATTTCCCTGTTGCTCTTGTTGCAACTGGTTCATATGGAAAGAGACTCATCTCTGTTCTTCACCCAACATTTGTTGTAACAAGTGCAGATACAGTTGACCTCTTTAACAAGTCAACACTTGCATCGAATTTAAGTGGTTCATTCGTTATCAGAGTATCTGGTTCATTTACAACCGATACATCTGATTTCACTGGTAATGCAGTCGATGAAAACGGTACAGCATTTTCAGCTTCTATTGACCCATCTTCAACATCATACATCGGTGACCTTTATGGATATAACCCATATGGTACACACGCTGTTTACAACTATGTTGCTTTTGGTAAGTCGGCATCTGCTTCTCTTGCATCATTTGGAGGAACATCACTTCTTATCGAAACCGGTTCTGCCGGTGATTGGGACTTCACACAAGATTATCTCGAAGCTTCTACACCGTGGATTACATCACAGAAAGTTGGTGCAGTTGCAACGGACTTGTTCCGTTTCTCAACACTTTCACACGGTGTTCATTCTAACTACGAAGTAAAGGTTGGTATCGCAAATGTTCGTGCTGCTGGAACAATCGCTGGTTCAGACTACGGTGACTTTGATGTTGTTGTACGTTTTGTTGACCAGTCGAAGATTTACGGTACACCATTCACATATGAAGATGATGACCTCCGTCAAAACGTAATAGAGACATTCAAGTGTAATCTTGACCCGAACTCACCACGTTATATCTCTCGTGTTATTGGCGACCGTTATGTAACAATCACATCTGAAGGTAAGGTTGTTGTAAATGGCGATTACGCTAATAAGTCGAATTACGTTCGTGTAGAAGTAAGTGACAATGTTTCTAATGCAGCAGTTTCACCAACACTTGTACCGTTCGGATTCCGTGCCCTTAAGTCTCCTATCCCAAGTACGTTCACACAACCAGAAGCAGCTTCACTTGTAACAGACCAAACTTCGGGTGGCGCTTATAGTAAGAGAGTTTACTACGGATTTAACTTCAGTATGACAACAACAGATAACTTTAATTATCTGAAGCCAATTCCAGCATCAAACGTAACAACTGGTTCGAATGCAGATTTCTATCTTGGTAATTACAACCAAAACGCTGGTGCTAATTTCCCAACAGCCGCAACTGCTTACTCTGGTTCAATCAACTTGACAACAAATACGTCCATTGACACCCGTAAGTTTATCGTTCCATTCCAAGGCGGATTCGATGGTCACAAGCCAAACCTCCAAAAGAAAGTCGGAACATATATTGAGGCGGGTAACACACAAGGATTTGACATTTCAACGTCAACTGCTGCGGGTTACACATCTTATAAGAAGGCACTTGACACGATTTCTAACTCTGATGAGTTTGACATCAATATGGTTGCTCTTCCAGGTATTGTTCACTCACTCCACTCACCAATCACATCATACGCAAAAACAATGGTCGAAGACCGTGGTGATGCTTTCTTCGTGATGGACTCTGTTGGTTTGAATGATAACATTTCAACAGCTATCTCAACAGTCGAAGGATTTGACTCAAACTATGTAGCTACTTACTACCCGTGGGTTAAGATTCTCGATATGGACAGAAACAAGCCAGTATGGGTTCCACCATCAGTTGTTCTTCCAGGCGTTCTTGCTTTCAACGACCGTGTTGCTGCTGAATGGTTTGCTCCTGCTGGTTTGAACCGTGGTGGCCTTACAGAAGTTATCGAAGTAAAGACACGTCTTACACACTCAGAACGTGATGAACTTTACGAAGCACGTATCAACCCAATCGCAGTATTCCCATCAACAGGAGTATGTGTATGGGGTCAGAAGACACTTCAAGGTCGTCCATCTGCTCTTGACCGTATCAACGTTCGTCGTCTTCTAATTGCAGCTAAGAAGTTTATCGCTTCTGCTACACGTTACCTTGTGTTCGAACAAAACACAACACAAACGAGAACAAGATTCTTAAACATCGTTACTCCTTATCTTGAGTCTATCCAACAACGTCAAGGTCTTTATGCCTTCCGTGTTATCATGGACGAAAGTAACAACACACCTGATATTATTGACCGTGGTATTCTTTATGGTCAGTTGTATCTACAACCTGCTAGAACTGCTGAATTCATCATTCTTGACTTTAACATTCAATCAACAGGTGCAGCATTCCCAGGTGCCTAATGAAATAAACGGGGGAGTTGAAATACACTCCCCCAAATTTTATAAAAGGAAATAGAATATGAAATTATCATCAAGAAAACAATTGCTTAAAGAGGCCGAATCGGTTTTATCTAATATTCGTGAAGCTAACGCTAATCTGAATAGTATGATAACTGATATAGATTCTCACGCGAAACAGATAAACAATCTATTAAGTGGTATAATGTCACCATTTGATAAACTAGTAGATATAAGCAGACAGTTAGACAAGATGAATAAGGTAGACAAGATGGGACAACCAACCAAAAAATGGCCAGATTACAATAGATCGCAAATTAGATCGGTGAAACTTGGTTTAGTTGGTATGTCACATGATGATGAGGGCGTTTGGGGACTATCTAATAAATCGACGGAATTATCGAAAAAAACGAGATGGAAAATTGCATTTAATGGAACAAACCCGTCAGGAGTCAAGCCTGTCCTATATCTATACTCAAATATAGAAAAACCACCAATTGCTAATCTGACTGGACGTAAAATTGCTGAATACTTGAATGGTGTTAAGTAAATTATTGGACGGTTATTCATTCTAAAAATAAAGTATTTTGCATTAAATGAAGTCGGTCCATTGGGCTGACTTCATTATTTTTACTCACCCAATTGACCATATCCACTTAGAACTACCGCAATCCCATATACGGTCATATCCATTGAGTTGCATATTCTCCCATTCGGTGAGAGATGAATCAAATGTTTCGAGTAGAAATGGCAACTTATGTTTTTGAAATTTGTTTCTGGAACCGAATACGGTTTTGTGGTCATTAATCTTGAAGTAGTGATAATTCGGTGGCGTAACTCCTACAAATTTAAACCCGATTCTACCATACACACTACCATCAAAATATCTCCTATCTGAGAATGTAAGTATGCTTGATGGTTTGTACGCGGATATAAAGTATGAAAACATTTTATCAAGACCGCCTCTAACGTGAGTATAAGTCTCACTACAAAATCTATACATCTCCCATTCAGTTTCTTTACTGAATCTGTTTTTTCCGAATGTCAATACAGATACCAGCGTATCTTTGTGGTATAGTCCAATTCTAACAGATGACTTATCTTCTCCCTGTATATGATTTTTATTCAGAAATTCATTAGATTCACGAGCAGAAATCTCTTTAATAATACAGTTCCTACCGTTAAGTGGTTTGAACTTTAATGTCTTCAACTTATTCAAAAGTATAGATTTTACTATATCTCTTTTATTTATCCACTCGATGTCCAAAACGTGTAATAATGTTATACCATGCGTGGCACAACGTTGCGTTTTATTGAGGTGATAATTTCTCTTTTTTCCACCACAAATTTCCCCATGATAATAGAGACCATTTAACTCTATGCCAAGATTTTCCGTCGGTAAATAAACATCTATTTCTTTACCATTTAATACGGATTTGTCTCCATGTATAATCTCACCCGTGTATACTGTTTTTAACCACTCTATTATCTCATATTCACATTTAGACTTTGTATGAATTATTGGATTACACACCCTGCATATTGGAATATTTCCATCGTCTAATCTAGCGTTAAATTCATTATTACATGTATTACATCTAAATAGATAACCAGATGAACCGTTTACTCCGTTATATGTATCAAAATCAAACAATGGCGTGACTGTGGTTATCTTAGAGATAACTTTTGAAAACGCAGATTTCCTATTTTTCAAAATCATCATCGGATGTTCAACACCATACTTTTCTTTCAGTTTTTTCTTGAACAGGGG